CCGTGACCCAGCGATGGGCGCGGTGGTGTCGGAGTAGCCAGCCAGTTTGGCTGCCTCGGTACGTGTCACGTCCTCGGTGGCATAGATGCGGCAGAATTTCTCCTGCTTTTCGGTCAACCCTTTTTCTTTCTTGGGGTTCACCACGATATCAAGCTTGGGCTTGTGCGTTTGTTTGGCTCGCGCCATGCGGAAAGTCTCCTCTCCGATAAGAGTTTTGCTCTAAAGCAACCTAAAGGTTACGGGGTTGGGTGTAAAGGTTAGGGGGTTGATATCAGCTAAGTCATTGAAGTTCTGTGGTTAGGGGGTTGAACGCGATTTTAAGCATCGAGCAGTGAAAACTTCCCTGTATAGGGCTAAAACACATATATTTAGTTACATTATCACACTTACTATAAATACACACTTTCCGCGCGCGCGGCCGGAAAAGTATTAAAATCCACTTCAACCCCATAACCTCAGAACCTCAATGACTTAGGTCACTTCAACCCCATAACCACCCCGTAACCTTGCCCCTTCTTTAAGGAAAAACCCCTGCTCCAAGGTCCACGGACCAATCCCCACTGTTGACACCCTTCTCTACCTGTGCCATGTTGCTACCGCTCACTCCAGAGCGACGTCAAAGAAAGGACGTGTCATGAAGCATTATCGCAAAACCCCTGTGCGTACCTCTGCTTACTCTGTGATCTGTCAGATCGACGAGGCGTTCGAGCGCGACGACTTCTTGGAAGTCTGCCGCCTTGCCCACAGCATCGACGACGATGACGTTTACATCGCATTGCTGCGTTCCTACCCCAACCTCCACAACTACGATGCCAAGGGCAATTACACTGGCTTGGAGTGACGAGACATGACCAAGGACCACGCTCAGACTATCGCAGAACTGATGTCCCTAGACCTTGCGCTTGCCTTGATCATTGACCGTGATCGCCAGTTGGGTGTCCCTGACGCCGAAATCGTAGAGCGCATTCGCAAGGCCGTAGCCGACGAAACCAACCGCCGACAAAAGCTCGATAGAAAGGAGCAATCACATGCCTAAGTACCGCATCGTTATGCGCGAGATCGTCTACAAGACCTACGAGATCGAAACGCCTTTGACCGACGAAGAACAGGTCATGGACTACTTCTACACCCTGTCCCCGCAGGAGGAGATCGACGCACATCTGGGCGACGAGAGCGACGGCTGGGAACTGGACGAGATCAAGGAAGTGGAGGACAAGCCATGAGGTTTTATGACTACCACTTCGACGACATCCCAGTGACCGTGGACCACCGTCCGGCGTTCGCGAAGGGGTCCTTCTGTGTCCAATACATTCTAACCCGTCCTGACCCATCTGTGGGCTTCCGTGGAGGCCCTGAGATCGTGGACTACAGCGACCTGTCCGTTACCCTCTTCTTCGAGGACGACGAGACATCGCGCGAGATCGCCTCTGGTGAGATGGACATCAAGACCACCGTCTTGCGCCAGCTCGCCGAGTATATCGATCAGGGACACATCTACGACGAGTTGGAAGCTGAACACGGAGAGTTCTGGTGAGCGTCTCCCTCAAACACATCTCGACCGAAAAGCTGATCGGTCTGTCGGAATACCTCGTCGAGCAAGACTACGACGAGGGTCTGGACGTGCTGCTGGACGAGGTCTTGATCGTCCTTTTGTATCGCTTGCCTCTGGTGGCCTACCACCGTCAGGTGCATGAGATCGAAGCGCGTCGGAGGGCTCCGGCATGAGCATCTGCACCGTCCTCTCCCTGTGTGCCGCGTTGCAAGGATCGCCGTCCGTAGTCGATGGCGACACCCTGCGGTTCGGCAAACAATCCGTTCGCCTGTTCGGCATCGACGCAGAAGAGCGCGACGAGCCACATGGTCCACAGGCCACGGAGGGTCTTCGCCGGATCGTGTCGGCCACCGCCCACATCACCTGTCAGCCAACAGGCGACACCACGTACAACCGCGTGGTCGCCACCTGTTACACGGCTGAAGGCTGGGATGTGGCACAGCTACTGGTCTACCAAGGCCTCGTTTTGGACTGCGCCCGCTATTCCGGTGGACGCTACCGCAAATACGAACCATCAACAGCCCGCGCTACGCTGGCCCAGAAACCTTATTGCAGGAGCAAAGCATGAGCGACGATCTTGTGAAGCGGCTGCGCGATTTTGAACAATGGATACGAGAGCCAGCCAGCGAAAACTTTACTTTGAAGTCTGATTTGTTTGATGAGGCCGCCGAACGCATTGAGCAACTGGAAGCGGCGCTGCGGGAGATCAGTTACATTCACGATGGCAACCCTAGTCCAGCAATGGCTGGTATGCCTGATGTTGACTACGCCAGATTTGTTCTTGGTCAAGCAAGACAAGTTGCCCGCGCCGCACTAGGGGAGAAGAAAGATGCTTGAAGAACACCACAAACTGATCCTCAAACTGATGGCCGAGAAGATCAAGGAACTCGAAGGGAACTACGAGCACGGAAAAACAAAGCTCGATTTTTATCTGCGCTACACCCAAGAACTTGAGGAAAAAGTTCAAGAACTGAAACCGAAACTCGGTCGCCCTGTGAAGAAGCGTGGCCGTGGTCGCCCGAAAGGAAGCCGCAATGTCTGAGGAAAAGAAGTTCTGCGTGAATTGCCGTTACCACTACCACAACAACGGAGCAGCACTCTTGATCCCGTCTGGCCATCGCTGCACCCACCCTGAACTGAAAGGATGGGACTTGGTCACCGGAGATCGGATCTATCCTCTCTGCCGAGACATGCGCCAGATGGATCTCTGGTGTGGTCCACAGGCCAAGGACTTCGAGCCAAAGGTCACTGTGCTTCACCCAATCCACAAGGAGAAGATTGATGATTAACATGGAAGACGTGGACCGCGATCCGTGGCCGACATATCCGATCCGCAAGGACGATCTGCGCAAAATCCTCAACGCCTTGCACAAATGCGTTGAGCGCGTGGAGTATCTTGAGGGTCTTGCGCTTGAGGTTCTCGAATATTTCGAGAACTACGAGGACTTCGAAGACGGCGACTACGGTGTTCAAGAACCAAACGAAGAAGCCTACTTCGCCAACCTGATCCGCGAGCGTTTGAAGCTCAAGCCGAATAGCTACAACGGGGGTTCACAATGAGCGACGCCGAATCCCTGATCCTGTTCGGGTTGGTGTGTATCCTGATCTTTATTGGATGGATCGCGATAGAAGGTAAGTCAGGATGAGTGGGTGGCTGATTGTCCTGACGGGATTGATCTATGCCTACGTATCGGCAGAGCAAGCGTGGTTCGGAAACTACGGGCTATCGATTGCTTATGCCGGATACGCTTTCGCTAACGTCGGACTGTGGATGCTGGCTGGTAGATAAAGGAGAGAGAAGATGACCAACGTCATTCAATTTGCAAAGAGCGGTGAGGTGCGAGAAATGCCTGATATTTTTGTTGAACGGCTGCGTGCTGGTGACCACACGATAAAAATGCCGGACGGCTCGATTGAATACATCAACCACGCGGCCGCTGACCTGATCGAAAAACTGTACGAGTACATAAAGGTGTACCAAAACCAAACGAACATCATGCTCGACCGCATTAGAAAAGTAGAAGACGCACTACAGGAGAGACAAAATGGTTGAAGATATCAAAATCGTGCAGCGGTACGATTGGAAAGTGAAGGACAACGGAGAGATGGTCTGGGACGCTGTGTCCTACATGATCATGGTCAAACGCGATGGCCAATGGTCCGAGGTCGAAGTTCAGCACATCAATCCCTTCCCACCAGAGGAGGAGAACCGTGAAGAACCAGAAGGAAGTTCGTGAGTATGTGAAGAGCTTAGGAGGCGCGATGAAAACGATCCGGCATGGAAAGCACTGGGTCGTGACCGCAGATTTCGGGGGACAGTCTGTGTGGTTCACGGTCCCCAATACGCCTTCCGACAGACGCGCAATGCAAAACAATCGCAAGTGGATCTTAAACCAATTGAAGGGGATCAAGACGTGACAGACGTACCAGTAATCGAGAGCGGGGTTTCGCCACCTAACAAAAGGTCGCGCCACATCCCGCTCTATCCGTGGCCGCAGATGAAGGCTGGCGACAGTTTCGTGGTCCACGGACGGGTGGCCGCAGCGGCCGCGCGGGGAAGCTTTGCCCGTTACCAGAAGATCGGAAAGATTCCCGCGCATTGGAAGTGCATCCAGAGCACCGAGGAAGGCGAAGGCGTCCGGTTCTGGGCGGTGGAGGGCTGACATGTTGCCGACCACTGAGCCAGTAAACTCGAACAAGGTGAGACACATTTTCGATTTCTATACCACTGCGTGTCACGGTTGGGTGTTTGTCCCATGGTCCGTGTTGCACGCTCTGTCGATAGACGCCTCGATGTTCTCGACCCAAAGCAACGCTGATGACAAGGGTGTGTACCTCGAAGAGGATTTTGATTTCCCCTTGTTTGAAGGGCTTTTCTTTAAAGCTACGAACGAGCGCATAGTTCTTCACGACATCCACGATGATGAGGGTGACGTGAGTGTGAAGCCGTCTATCAAGACGTACCTAAAGAAAGAGGAGAATGAATAATGCATATCGAAACAGTCATTGCTAACCGCGAACAGACACACGGTATCTATCGTGAACAGGCCAAGCTGACGCAGACACTGAAGCTGCTGCTGCGCGAGACCCGCAACTGGAACCGCCTCGACCACTACCAAGCGCAGTCTCTGGAAGAGTTCTGCACGAAGATTTCGCGCATTCTGAACGGCGACTTCAACGAAATCGATCACTGGCGCGACATCTCTGGCTACGCCAGCCTCGTCATCCATGAGCTGGAAGGTCAGACAGGCGGGGCAAAGGAGCCGGAGGTTCCGTTCGCCAAGCTTCCCGTCTCGATCCGTCCTCAGGAAAACGACGACCCGTTGAACGCGCCGGAGTTTTTGCTGAAGAAGATGGAAGACGACATCGAGCAGCTTCTGAAGAAGTGACCTGTCATTAAAGAGTAGTGGGGTTTCCCTTTAATGGGCAGCCCCACTAGAAAGGTTTACGTCAGGAGAAGGACATGTCCCACCTAGAGCGGCGTGAGGAGTCCCCAGTAGATATGCGTAAGCCCTTTCGTACCGTGCTCACTATCGGTCGATTGGAGTGCAGATGGGTGACAGATTATGTCACATTAGCGGGTCTCCACATCTTTTGTGGTCACCCTGTGGAGAGATCAGACAGGCCTTATTGTAAGGACCACTATGGCCTCGTCTACGTCAAGCGGAGCAGCAGAAGATATGACGAGCTTGTTTGATTTTATACACCTCGGAGAGGTTGAGTTCTCCGGCCCCAGCGTGTCCTTCTTTGGCGACGTCTACGTCTACTACAATACGGTGGACGAGTGGTCGATGAAGGAGTTCCAAGGTGTCCTGACCAACCACGGGGATCGGTATCGTGGGAGGTGGACCCAAGGTCCGCAGTTCGAGGAACTCAAGCGCCTGTTCTTGGCCGATAAAACGCTGAGGGCAGCGGCCATAGACGCGATCCATAAACGACTGAACATCTATGAGGAGAAGAAAGATGGTTGATGTTACCGACAATCTGATCAACGACATTCAAGATTATTTTCAAGACAAAGAGCCTCCCTACATGAAGAAGATGCCTCGTCTTCATCCGGACAATCTTTTGCACCGCGCGTTGTTGAAAATCGAAGACATGCAGTTGGAGATCGATGAACAACGCAGCGAAATCAAGGACTTGGAATACGAGATCCTTGACTTGGAGGCCTTTCACATAGAGGAAAAAGATTGACAATCAAAAGTAATTGTCAATAATGTCACCATGACTGAGAGTGAGCAACTCATTGAGATCAAACGGGTTTTGGGTTTGCCGACGCAATTGGCCAAGCTTCTCCAACTTCTTTTGGCGAAGGGCATTGTGCGTAAGGATGACCTGTCTGATTTGATCTCGACCTATTGCGGGACGCGGCAATACCACAATGCTGATCGCATGGTGGTCTATCGGCTGCGCTCCCGCTTGCTCAAGCAAGGCTACGTTGTGCACTCGCAATACGGCGAGGGCTATTACTTGGCTCCGTCAGACAAGGCTTTGATCACGGGTCGCCTGATTCCGAGATAAGGTGATACTTGAACCGCTCTAGCAGCCAGACGACTTCTGCGCTGTCTTCTATCGACGTGGCGAAGTATTCCATCTCGTCCTTCTCGTCCGTGTAGCCGAGCAGGATGACCCCAGACAGCTTTCCAAGGGCCTCTTGGAGGACTTCGTCAGCTCGGCCGCTTGTCTCATCCTCAGGCTGTGGTTTTTGAGGGAGTTTTAGCTTTACGACGTTTTGCTTTTGGTCCTGTGGAGGTTTGCTTTCGTCGGCCATATCGAACACCCCGCTTCTTTGAGACAGCTCTACACAACTCGACAAAATCCTTTTCCGAGAGTTCCATTTTAGCCCTGTTGGCGGAGGCACACACAAGTTGAACATTATCTAGGTTGTAACCCAAGCTTGAATCTATCCGGTCAAGGGAGGCATTTGTCTGAACCCGCCCGTTGTTTCTACGAGTGGTCATTGGCCAACCCGTCAAAGCACATATGCCTTTCTGCTTAAGCCAAAGGTCTAGTAAGGCCTCCTTCAGAAAAGAAACCTTCTTTCGGTAAGTGGCTTTCAGATAGATGTGGTTGAGGTAAGAATTTAAAGGCGCATCAAAAGGCGTGCCTTTTTTGAGAGCCCAAGCATCTCGCCGAGACTTCTGGAAACAGGGTCGGCACTTAGAGCTTAAACGGATGCCGCTTTTGAGGGAACGGTCAGAGTACAAATAAAAGTGACTGACAGGAAACACGCCCAAGCAGGTGGTGCATTTTCTGTTTTTGCCACTGGATTGCATTTATGCGACCTCATCCCAAAGGATAAGACCACAAACATGTTACCAAATTTAGACGGTTGGAAAAACGTCATCCAGACTTTTGGTGGCCTCGCCCCAAGATGGGCCGAGCTCCGCATCGACCACGGACGGAACTTCCAAAGCCACGCAGTTCTGCATGACGTCCATGATCTTCTCGCCCTGTTCTTTTGTAGCTACAGACATGGCAAGTTCGTCATGGATTTGGATCATGGGCAGGATGCCAGCATCATAGAGATCGACCATCGCCTTCTTGGTTTGGTCCGCAGCCGAGCCTTGGATCAACCTGTTGAGTGCCTTGTACGTGTAGGCCCTCTTTAATAGGGTCATATCACCATAAATCTGACGCGCCTCGTCATGGGAGTAGGCTTTATGAACACCGAAAGTACGCGGTTCCCATTTATCAAAACGGCACCGACGCCCAAGGAGAGTGCGGATGACACCCCTGTTGTCCGCGATGGAGGAGACACGGGAAGTGAGCTCCTTAACGAACGGGACCTTGTCATGGTACACAGCGAAAAGCTCCTTCGCGCTCTCGAAATCGAGGCCGAGCTGCTCACCGAGCTTGTTTACGCCCATGCCATAGAACAGGCCCAGATTTATGGTCTTGGCCTGCTTTCTTGGAACACCGACGATATCCGCAGCCAGTTGGTGAAAGTCGGAGCGGGGGTCCGCTTGATACGCCTCGACGAATTTGTCAGCCCCACGCATCTTGAGGAGTGATGAGTAGTGGACCACGATCCGAGGTTCTTGGGAGGAGTAGTCGAAGCTCCCCCACATCTCGCCTTCTTCCGGCAGGAACAGGCCACGGATCAGCGGGCTGATGCCAGCGTCACGCGCAGGGATTTGCTGGAGGTTGGGCGAGGAGTACGAGAAGCGCCCTGTCACTGTACCGCCATCGTCTGACCGGAGTTGGTGAATTTCAGCGTGAATGCGGCCGTTGATTGTGTGTTTGGTGATGCTGTCGATGAAGGTCGTGCGAGCCTTGTTCAGTTCGCGAGCGCGGACGATGTCCTTGGAGATCGGATGGTCGTGGGTGGCAAGGAAGTTCTTGGTGAAGGAGGGGGCTTCCGACTTTGCCGTGCGCGGGTAGACAAGGTTTAGCGAATCAAAGACCTTTGCCACGGAGGCAGCGGCCCAGATGTTCACGTCCACACCTGTATCCTTACGGATACGGCGGAGGATTTCCTCCTCCTCTTTCTGAAGACGGATTTTGACCTTGTCAGCCTTCTCCAGATCGACGCGGACCCCGCGCTCACGCATGGCAAGGCAGACCTTCTGGACCCGCATTTCGAGATCGAAGATGGCAGACAGTTCGTCAGCAATGATCAGGCTGCTCATCTGCTTCCACAGGCGCAGCGTCAGGCCTGCGTCCTGTTCGGCGTAGCGGCCGACGAAGTGAGCGGGCAACTTCCACATCTCGCTCTTGGGGTCGAGGCCCATCTCTTTGGCAGCGTCGCGCAGCGCGCGCTCGTCCTTGCGCTCTTTGAGATAGTCAAAGCCAAGGTTGTTGAGCGAATAGCTGAAGCGGTTCTCATCGAGCAGCGGAGCGGCAACCATTGTGTCGGCGATCTTGCCCTTGATCTCTACGCCCTCACGCTTCAGCCAGCCCACGTCATACATCGCATTGTGGAAGACGAACGTGCAGTCCTCCATCGAGCAGACTTCGCGCAGCCAGCCGAGCGTCATGCGCGCATCGAGGTTGCCCCCGTTGGCATGACGAATTGGGAAGTACCAAGCAGACCCTTCGACAGCAACAGCGATCCCGATGATATGGCCTTTGCCTGTCGCCCAGCCAGCGCCCGTCTCTTTCAGATCGGGGTCACAGGTTTCCAAGTCGATTGCGATCAGGCTTTCTCCGGACAAATCCGGGTAGACTTCCGGCATCACCCATTCGGTCTCGTGCTGATACTGGAACGTCATTTGTCACCTTCATTGATTGCTTGCAGGAACAGAAAGGCCAAGCGTTCTTGACCTTTCGTAGGGTTACGATCATCTCGTCTTTGCCACAGGCACAGACGGCATAAACTTCTGTGTCCATGTTCATGTCAGCGGGAATCCTTTAGATATCATTGGGTGTATTAGATGTAGTTCTTTCTTGGCTCTGGTGAGACCGACGTAGAAGACGCGCTTCTCGTCGTCAGCCTCATGGATATCCCTGACACTACTGGCCATCTTCTGCGGATAGTCTGTCACCAACATGACATTGGTTGCTTCAGCGCCCTTAGCGGAATGGATTGTCGAGATCCGAATCCGTGGCTTTTTTGTAAAGTCTTCGCCCCTTCTAAGGCACGCCTTGAAGTATACCACCTCGTTGTCTGGAATGGCACCCAGCGCATCGTCCCATGAAGCCGTGGTCAGTAGGCCATGGTTCGTGGTGAGATCACCAATCGTCAGGATGCAATCTTCTGGTACATCAGGCAGCGTCTTGTGGCCGCGCTGCACTTGCTTGTTGAGCAGCATCTGTCGGTAGACTGATCGGACATCCTTCGCCATTAGGCCCTCGCCTCTGCGCAGCGCCTCCCACATCTGGATAGCTTCCAGAGTTTTGTGGTCGAGTTCCTTCGACAGGCTGAACGTGTAAAGCAGACCTCGTTGACGCACCTCTTCTTCCAATTGCTTTGCAAGCTTGCGTGTGCGAGCGAGCAGCAGCCAATCATCCTGATCTAGGTTTACTTCTTCGCTGTGCCTGTGCCACAGGATGCCGCCGTCTTCTGGTCGCGGGAGAAATTCCTTCTGCCTGCGGTGATGGACGGTGGAGATCAGCCTCTGGCTCATGGCGTGGTGGCTTGCAGGGATGCGATAGCTTTGGCCGAGGACCTCGGTTGTCCCATCGAGGCGAATGAAGTATTCGACGTCGGCTCCGGCCCAGCGATAGATTGCTTGGTCGTCGTCCCCTGCGATCACCACTTGCTTGCTGCGCTCCGCGATCTGGTGAACCATTTGCCATTGGATCGGCGACAGGTCTTGCACCTCGTCAATAAAGACGATGTCGAATGTCGGAGAGAGCTTCTGCTGGATAAATATTTCCAGCATGTCAGTGAAGTCGTAGAGGTCGTGCGCTTTTTTGTATGCACGTAAACCACGGTCCACGTACTCGACCATCGAGAAGTCGGTGGTCTGCGGTACGGTTGAATGGTTGTAGACGTGGCGCAGTGGGAGCATACAGATGCGGGACATATTGATCACTTCGAGGAAGCGATCTCCCATACCGTACTCCTGATACGGACCCTCATCAGCAGGGCGCACTTCTTTGAAAGGCGTAACTTTCAGCCATCTGGCGCAGTCCTCATAGTGTGCCCACTGCATGACACGCTTCTTGTTGATCCCTGCTCGTTGCATGGCAAGACTGTGCAGCGTCTTGAAATAGGGCAAGTCTTTGAACGTCAGTCCAAAGCGACGGGTGGCACGATGGATTGCTTCTTCCGCAGCGCGACGGGTGAAGGAGAAGTACCCAATCTTTTCCGGAGGAGTGCCACGATCCATGGCCTCCTCGACCATCGTCAGGAGCTTTGTTGTCTTACCCGTTCCGGGTGGTCCAAGGATGATGTGCATCAGAGGATGTCCGGAATATCCATTGGCGGAAGGTCGATGCGAATGTCTTCAGACCCAGCGAAGTACGACTGTGGCATGAACCAGATGTGGACAGCTTTGCCCTTTATCTTCCAGTGCGCCTTCTCAGCCTTCATCTCCTTCAGCCGCAAGCCAAGCTGCACGTTGCTGTAGCGAGTGAAGTTGTTTGCCTTAAGATGCTTCTGGATATCGCGGAGCTGGAAGAACACGCAGTCTTCCACCCATACGGCAATGCCTTGCAGAATTTCTTCCTTCTCCACACCACGCGCTCTGTCGCAGCAGAAGGAGATGAAGAGTTCTTCAAACTCACCCTTTGTGGTAGCTTCCGGCGGGACATCAATGATCGTCAGCGCAGTGAGCAGACCCTGCATTCGGGATGCCCACGCCTTCTCACTCATCGTCTTGGGATAGATGTTGATTTGGTTGAGGCAGTCCTTCTGGAATTGCTTCTGCGAGACAAGACTATCTGTTCCGAGTTCCACGCGCTTGCCGTCAACGTCCATGATCCAGATCGGAGGATCACCGTTGATCTTGGTCAGTGAGCCGAGGTCATTTGATTTCTGGCCCGGCCCAATGCCAAACTTGCGGCCGATGCAAACGTCCTTGTTGCAGTAGCTGGCGATGGGTTGGTCGTCGCACTTGTAGAAGTATTCTTTCTTCTGGAGCTGTCCGGTAATGAGTTCCACTTCCTTGTCGGAAAGCGGGGGGATCATCAGCGTCTGGTTATAGTAACGGACACGCTCTTCCCATTTGTCGGGGGCAGCCATGCGAGCATAGACCCCGAGATTGAACAGGGAGTTGTTACGGCCACCTTCACCGAAACCTTGGGCAGCGAGCTGTTGAAGACAAGGGGGTCCCTTTGGTAGGATTTCCTCAGCCTTCTTATGCTCTGTTTCAAGGTCGAGGAAGACGTCCGGATCAACGCAACGACCTTCTGCGAATGTGAGAAACTCTTCTGGTCCAAGGCTTTCCCCCTTGTCATTGTAGGCATAGCGGGTTGTTCGTACTCCAGCGAAGTACGGCATGTTGAGGAAGTTGCCTGTGTCGCCACGGTCAACGAGGATCTCCTGCTGTTTCGGAAACACCTCTGATCCTGCGTAGCCAAGCAGGGCTGCGATGGAGACGAGCTTGGGCTGCAAGTCAGCCGCTGCAATCTCCTTCGTGAAGAAGAAGTACATGTGTGCGCCGCCGGATTTGGAACGGCAGACGATGCCGGGAAGCATGAACTTCTCGACTTGTTTAATCAATGCAGAGTGATCAAGATTATAAACGTCGATATCAACGGCACCCCAATGGCAGTGATTGTTTGCCTTGATGGGAATGATGCCTAGTCCATTGTCGCCCTTCAGATGCTTTTGCCAGTGTTCCACGGTCGGAGGTTGACGGAGAATGCGGGCTTGTCCCTGCTTCTTTCCATCCCTCTGACGATCTCCCTGCACGTTGAACGTGCCATGCGCAATATTGCTGCCCGCAAGAAGCGCAAAAAACCTCGCAGCAAGGTCCATTTCTGTGGCCTTTCAAAAAAGGGGGACCGCCGAAGCAGCCCCCCGGACCTTGCATTAAAGGATGTCTGTTTCGTTGTCGGACGAACCAAAGCTTTCTGCGCCTTGATCTTCCTTCACCTTCACTTCACCAGCACGAACTGACTTCGAGAAAGAGACACCGAGATCAAACAAGGGCTTCTCATCAGCGAGATCGAGTGAACGCTCATGGCTGATCTCCCAACCAAACCATGATCCCTTATCATTGCGTTCTTCCACCGTGCGAAGACGGTACACTTGGGACATCATGGGGAGAACAAACATTCCGTTCTTGCCCATCGCAGTGCGTGACTGCATCTGCGTGACCCACTTGCGAGCCTTCTTCAACTGGGTGCTCGTCATGGTGATCAAGCAGCGTTGCGGCATACCATCTTCTGACAACAGCAGCACAAAGAACTGTGCGGTGTTGGTGAGGAGGTTGCCATTCGGAAGCACGTCGTTGCCGCGATCATCACGGTACGTCGTGTTTACGATCTTGTCGTCCACGTCATAGGAATTGACGTAGCCGCCACCCTTTTCACGTGGCTTCCATTCGACATAGCGACGGTTGTAGTAGCAAGGGATTACAAGCACCCCCTTCTCGCCATCGTATGCTTCGTTCACAACGGTGTTGTAAAGCATTCCTGCTTCAGCACCATCGACATACGCACCGTCACGCTTGTTCACCTGAGGTGAAAGCTGCGCGAGGATACGCAGGAACGGGATCGACATGTCTTCAGAACGAACCTGATCCATGCCGAGTGCGGCAAACGCTTCAAACTCTTCCGCAACAACAACTGCGGTGGACTGCGCCTTAACGGCGACGGCATTCTTTGCCATGGTATTAGCCCTTCTTGATGGTTGATTTTTGACCGATGAAGATACCGAAGAGTTCTGAAGGAACTCCGGTGCCTTTCTCGATCTGTTCTTTGCAGAAAGCCTTCAGTGTACTTGGGTGCACTGCTTCTTTCTGATCGACGTTGTGACCCATCGCATCCAGTTCACGAACCAGATCGACAGCCTTATCGTCTTCTCCTTTGCCGAAACTGACAGCCACGGTGTTCTTGATGAGATCACCGAAACCGTTGTCCCGCAGCCACTGGTGGGCCGCTTCGGACCTTTCTTTGGAGATGTTCGCACTGATCACGGTCGCCACAGTGACCTTTGATCCGTCCGCCATCTTCAGTTCTGTGAGGCCATGCTCCGCCAATGCGGAAGGCAAAGCTTCACCAGACACGTGTGCGAGATCCAGTTGCGCCCGTTTGAGTTCGGCGGTCAGGTCTTCCACGCGCTGTTCGAGAACAAGCTGCTGACGCACAAGCGCAGCCACCTGTTTCAAATCATTGTTGTCCACGGAGGACAACTGCATTGCTACGTCTTCGAGGTCCACTTTCTATCTCCTCGTGCTGTGATACAGATCAACCTCAATTGGGTAGTATCTCTCTTCGAGACGATCCCATTTGAGAACCTTGAAGCGCCCGTTGTTCGCTAGAGCAGCGAGCGCACATGCTATACCAATGCATACCGGATCACCGGACAACATCAGATAATCGTCGGATGTAAACTTCACCAGCTTACGCTCCATCCGACGGAGCGTTGGTATAGCCGAAAGAGCAACCTGTTCCTTGGCAGGGATCAGGATATCGAGGTCGCCAAACTCCAAAGCATCGGAGAGATCACGACCACGAACTTCTTGTGTTATGTAAACCGTCACGGCTTTCTCCCGTTCGACGCATGCATGCTACTCCGAATCACCGGGGGTCTGTCAAGCGTGCTTGCAAAAATCTTTTTGTTCCGGTAATGTCTACCCCCTGCCGCTAGAAAGGGCAATGGACCATGGACATCGTTGATCGTTACAAATTCCGACTGCCGCCTTATAAGCATCAGTCTGACGCGCTTAGAAAATCTCTGGGGAAAAACGAATTTGCTTTGTTCGCAGAGATGGGAACAGGCAAATCAAAAATTCTTATTGACACCGTGTCGATCCTCTATGATCGCGGTGACATTGACGGCTTCCTCGTCGTCGCACCTAAGGGTGTGTATAAGAACTGGGAAACCATCGAGCTTCCTAAACACTTGCCAGAACACATCATTCACGATGTGGTTGTCTGGAATCCAGCAACGTCCAAGAAGAACCTAGAACTTCTGAACGAAGCGTTCCGTGACGATGACAATCTGAAGATTGTGGTCATGAATGTCGAGGCGTTTTCCACAGATAAAGGCGTGGCCTTTGCCTCCAAGTTCTTGAAATCACGCAAGGCTCTCATGGCGGTAGACGAAAGTACTACCATCAAGAATGGCAAAGCCAAGCGCACAAAGAACATCATCAAGGTCGGCAAGCTTGCCACCCATCGGCGCATCATGACGGGTTCGCCCATCACAAAGACGCCTATGGATTTGTACACACAATGTGCCTTCCTTGATGAGTGGGCGCTCGGCTTCTCCAGTTTTTATTCGTTTCAGAACAGGTACTGCCGACTGATGAAGCGCAGCGTAGGAACGCATTCCTTCAATCAGGTAGTGGGATACCAGAACCTTAACGAGCTATCGGACCGCCTCGACAAGTTTGCGTTTCGCATTCTGAAGAAGGACTGTCTCGACCTCCCCGAAAAGGTCTACACCAAGCGCGTGGTCCAGCTCACGGATGAACAGGCTGGCATCTATAGCCGCGTCAAGAAGGCCGCGATTGCAGAGTTGGAGGGTAAGACGCTCACAGCGCAGAACGTGCTGACGCAAATCCTCCGGCTCCAGCAAATCTGCTCCGGTTATTTCAAGGCCGACGACGGTACGGTCATAGAGATGAAGTCGGACAAGTTTGACGAACTGCTCGCTGCTCTCGAAGAAGTGGACGGCAAGGTCATCATCTGGGCGAGCTACACCTACGATATCAAGATGATCGAACGTGCGTTGGCCAAGGAGTACGGTGCGGAGACCGTTAGAACTTACTACGGAGACACGTCCCCCGAAGAACGGCAGCAAATGGTTAAAGACTTTCAGAACCCGGAACATGCACTTCGCTTCTTTGTTGGACAACCACGAACAGGTGGATACGGATTGACCCTCACAGAGGCTCACACCGTGATTTACTTTTCCAACAACTACGATCTTGAAGTGCGTTTGCAAAGCGAGGATCGTGCTCACCGCATCGGTCAACGCAACAATGTGACCTACATCGACATCGTCACAGAGGGGACTGTGGACGAAAAGATCCTCCGTGCACTACGCGATAAGATCAACGTAGCCACGGAGGTTCTCAAAGAGGGCTATAAGGAGTGGCTGATTTAACCTTCAGCCATATCCGTTGCGATCTTCGCAACGTCGTCAACGCGCTTTCCCCAGCCTTTGCCAAAGGTCCCCCATGTCGGGAGCCTCTGGAGGAAGTCGAGACGCATGTCGCAAAGGGCATCAACCGTTTCGGAAGCGTTACAAGATTTGATGGCTTCCAATGACTTTGGTCCAATGACCCCGTCTGCCGGAACACCAGCAATCTGCTGGAGATATTTGGCAGCGCGACCCGTTCCGCTGTTCACGGCCAGATCATAGGCGGCGTAGTCAACGCCCGGCGGAAGCTCGTCGCCCTTGATCTTGTCCCAATAGTTCTTCTTGTAGAAAGGCTTGACCACATCAGGCGTCAGAGCGCGCATCTCTGCTTCGTCAACAGTGCGGCCGACATACTCTTCCCACGCCCGTTTGGTGACGCCGAGATTGGTCATGCCGCCCGGATCCTTTGGGTGGTTCACGTAGCCGCCCTCATGCTTGAGGACGAGCTGAAACGCCTTTTCCCAATTCTCTTTCATCTTACTTTTCCTTGGTTGCCATCAGATCGGTCTTGGCCTTCGAGCCAGAGGACGATCCGAAATAATAGGCGATCACGCCAGTGAATGCGGTCTGCAATGCGCCAAGCATCAGCAGCAAGGCTTCGTTGCCATTCTTTGGAACACCGTAGACGAACATCCAGAACAGGCAGCCGAAGAAGCCAATAGTGATACCAACAGCTAGTATCTTAGGCATATGATCCTTGATCTCCATCTCCCGCTTGCGGGCGCTGTCGCGGTCCCCCGCAGAGATGCGTTCAAGATCAATCTCCAGTTCCTGCATGCGGACCTTGAAGTCAGCCTCGATCTTCTTGATGTCAGCGAGCTGCTGCGGCGTCGCGTTCTGAAGGGCTGTCGCCACATCAGCCGGAGAGGCGTCCTCTGTTCCAAGGAGCACGTTTGCCAGTGTCTTGGTAGCGAGTCCTGCCAGAGGACCGCCGAGAGCGGTGGCAAGTGTTGGTGCGAGTTGCCCGAGCAACGGGCCTGCGGCTTTTAGAAGATCCATTTTATCCCCCCACATTGGCAGGGAGACAGGCCCCCCGAATAACAAGATTGTATGCGTAGCCTCTCTTATGCGTCTCTTTCAAATTCTCCAGCGTCTTCTGGCACACGGCCTCGTCTGGGAGAACTGTGATCGGCATGAAGTACAGGACATTTGCTGCTTGGACGTCGAGCATCCAAGCAATAAGGACCACCTTTAAGGTGATCGGGTCCATCACTTCACCTTCTGTTCAAGGAGATGGATGCGCTTATCCAATTCGCCCCTGATTTTTTCTAGGTCAAACCGGATAGCAGCACGGGCTTGGGCCGCATCAGCAGCCATGTCCAAGCGGCTCTTATCAACCAGAGACATAGACCGTTCACGGTCCAAGGTCATTGCTGCACGAGCCAGCGCCGCGTCACGTTCGACCTTGTCGATCTTATCGTTCAACTGCTCCCTAATCTGGGCCATATCAATCGTCGTGCCTTGCGGCGGGATTGCTTTGTTGTCAGCGTTCACCACCACAGCGATCTTGGATTTGAGTTGAATGATCTCGTTGTTTGCAGTGGACAAAGCGTTCATAAGATAAACGACGCAAGAAAACAGAATCGGAATACCCGCAAACGTGATCTTCTCAACCAGTGCGCCTTTGCTGGCGTTTGCCGCCATTTCAAGTGCGATCTTTTCTTGCTTTTCTTCTGTCGTGCTCATCGTGTAACCCCAACTTTTTCAGCGGCCATAACCATTTGTTCGGACAGTCGGCCTTTGGCCAAGCGCAACTGTTCGAGAAGCTCCGTCTTCTTATCCGCATCAAAGCGTGGGCTGCTGCGGATGATTTCCATTTGACGGTTGATCTCCGACAGACGAGCGGCAGCAGCGTTGAACGCAGTATACAGACCTTTGGCCTGAGGGATTTCAGCCAGACGCTCACGAACGGTTTCCATGTCGTTTCGTTCTGCTGCGCGGTTCATCGAGTTGACGTTTTCCGTGAGCTTCTGCTTGATCTCGTAGAAGTCGCCAACGAACTTGTTGTTCAACTGGCTCTCTGTCTTCAAGATCGAGGTCAGACCAGAGACGTTTCCGACAACACCAGCAAAGCTTGTCGGGTCGCCAAAGATACCTTGCGGACGTGTGCCACCTGTGCTGACGAGGGAGTCAACCGTTCCAAGGAACAAGGTAGCCGACGTGCCGAGATAGCCACGGATCAAGGTATCAACCTGTTTCGGGGACAGACCTGTGTACGGAGCCAACTGCCCGGCAAGTTTTGCCACGCTGCTGGTGTACTCATCAAAGCGTTCTTCCTTAGGGTTGTTTTTATCCGCCAAGGTTTCAATAGCTTGACCTGTGTAGGAGTTCTTGTTGGCGATGAGTTCAGCAAGAGGCTTAAATGCCTGCGGCACAGGCTCAAACAAGAACGTTTTCTTCATCATCTCCGCAGTACCCATGGCAATGTCGTTACCATTCTGCTTGCGGATCGAGTCAAGCATAAGCGTTGGCAGACCACCAAACAGCTCACCGACTTCATAAGCACGGGGGAGCATGACAACCGTGTCTCCGACTTTGAGATACATGTTAGAGAGGCGTTCCTTCACGGACAGTCTCTTGTACCAATCCTCATCGCCATACATCGCGTTGATGCCAGCGTTGATGATCGTAACCATCAGGCCGCGCGTGACGATAGCTGCCGGAATACCAATGACGCCCTTACCAATGAGACTCTTGGGTGCGCCTTCAGTGCCATTCTCAACCAGACGATAAAGGCCTTGAATACGGGCTGTAAGGAACGGGGTCAGAGGAATGAGGTTCGAGATGACGTTGCCAAGCACCCCGTTACCAGCACCATGACGGTGATAGTTGACGAGGTTGACCGCTTCCCACGCAGCATCGGCATCCGACATGCCGCGACGCTTCAGATAATTGTAGTAAGCAATACGCGGAGCCATTTCCGTAATTTCGCCCATGCCTTCAAGCTTGTCGAAGGCGCGGAGGAAATTGTTCCAAGCATTCAATGGCTTTTCGCGGGACGTGTATACGCGCTTCATGTAGTCGGCTTGGTTCTTGTAACCAGAGCCAAAGCCGAAACCGCCGAAACCTGTCTGAGCAACAATGGTCCGATAAGCGTCGCCCTTGTTCCACGTATCAGTGACGCCACCCATAAACCCACGGATGATTTCAAAGACAGGCATGCCTGTCTTAATCTTCAATTCCACCAGACCACGGATCGTGTTGCGAAGCTGGAAGGGAGGGGTCGCCGTCACACCTGTACGCAAGATGCCAGTGAAGTGAGAAGCCGCCCGCATGAATGCGCTCTTCTCCTGAGGAGACAGAGCAGCGATTGCTTGGAACATGGCCGGATCATGGATGACCATGTGCTTGTCTTGGCCGTTCACACGGAACGAGATTGTCCCATCGGCAGGCTTGTTAACAATTTCCGCAATCGTCGTGTCGCCGCCGTTCTTCATTAGCTTGGTCAGCGTGTCAGCGGTCTCGCGGTACGCGACGTTGCGCACAGCAGCACTGACGATGGAGTTGTAGTTGCGCAGCATGTTCTCATAGAGATCAGCGTAGACTGCGCCGCCACCACCAAGCGTCTTGTTGAAAGCGTTAATGCCTTCCGGGTTCTTGATGGCGTCGTAGATGTCACCACCAAGAGTGATGTTCGGATTGCGCTTCAGTTCTTCGTCCTGATAGCGGTACATCGGGGTGTACATCAGGGTCTTGAAGCGTTCGGCAAGATCACGTGGGATGAGGCCTGTCTGAACGGCCATCTCCACCATCTTGTCGTTGAACTTCTGGAACTCTCTGCTTGCCTCAAGAACCTCTGGATCAGCGGCAGCAATAATCTGACGAAGCTTGTCATCGGTCAGAGGTTTGCCGTCCTTGTCCAAAACATTCAAGCCCTTCTGTCCCGCTGCGCGCAAAGCAAGTTCGCGCTGCGCAAGCATAACAAGCTGCGATTGATCCATCTTCTCAACGCCGATCTTTTCAAAGATCTTGAGGAGAGGCTTGTCGGACGGCGTGTTGTGATAGAAGAACGACTTGGTCGAGGGGTTGTAGCCCAGCGGACCCATGCTGACGATGCCCATCACGCGGCCAGTTGAGTTCTGATGGCTCTCCAAGAACTTGCCAAGATTGCGTGTTTCCGCTCGTTCAAGGAATGGGAGGTTGGACAAGACAGTATTGCGCAGCAGAGCGCGGCCGAGAGTTTCCCCTTGATTGGCACCAGCAAAGTTGCGGAACAGTCCGTTGAACCAGCCGCTAATAGAATTGTCTTCGCGCTGGGTGATGCCTGCATACTCGCGCATACCGGGAGGAAGCTTCTCGATCCGTTCACGGACCTTGCGTTGCTCCGGTGTCTCCTTGGCAATCGCCTCTTCTTTTGAGTCAAGGCCAATGATGCTGTTCTCGGACGTGCTGATGATATCACCAACGCTGTCGTTGATGATCTTGTTTGCACCCTGACGACCCTTTTCAATGTATCTTGGTGTCGGCGTAGTGATGCGGTTTCCGTAAATATCACGGAGAAGTTTTTCAAACGCGCCTTCGGTTGGCTGAAAACCAAGACGTGTTGCGATCTCGCGATAGAGTTTGCGCAGACCATCAAGAACGTCCTTCTGGAACTTCTCAAAGGTTGTCTTAGGAACAAGACCTTTAAGTTCTTTGGTGAGCCAACGCGCACCTTGCTCGGCGACCCATTCGCTAAACGAGCGTTGATAGTCCTTACCGACAACGGTTCTTCTGACACCTTCTCCTGCCGCTTTGGTGACAGTCTTTGTCGTGCTCTTCTTGAAGATTTCGTACTGCTCTCTAGTCAGACCAGCAGCCTTCAAAGTCGCGTCCGTGAAACCGGGGTCCTCCAGTTTCATGGGATTACGAATGGCATTAAGCATCATGAACCGCTCGACAGAAGCGGGGTTACGTTGCTTTACATACTGATCGATGACGGCATTAAAAGTGTCGTCGTTTGCTGACCTGATCCAAGTGAACTCCAGAGGATGGGAAAGCTCATGGAATAGGGTCTTCAGAAGATATTCACGTGCAGCGACCTGATCTCCGGCAACAGATTTAATCTTGTTGAGATCGAGTTGCAGTGTGAACTGAGTGCCTCCACCGGAAGAAGATCCAATCCCTGTAATCATACGACCGTAGGCTCCGGGAATGGTCGTTGACTCGATGGCAAACGAGGTTCCCGGATACAGTCCTTGGACCAAGGTCCGCGCAACATCGACCACGCCCGGCAGCGCCTTGTTCAGTTCCCGCTCGCTCAAAGGAGAGATGCTGATCTTAGCGGGTTCCGGGGTAACGCCAGCAGGAGTTGGTGTGATCGGTGCCGGAGGAGGCAACGGAGCAAGCGGAAGGATGGGCGGGGATTTGACCGGGGGCTTACCAGTAACCGGAGGTGCTTTAGGAGCGGTCGGCGTGGGGGTAAGAACACCTTTGGTGATGTTGCTGTAAGCGTCAGGATGGACTGTCCGCATATAGTCAACGGGCAACGGACCACCGCTCTTCTCATTTTCGATCAGGGTCTTGGCCTGATCTTTCATGTAAGAACGAATGTCTTTTCCATAGGTGTTGATCTGCTGGTCAGTGAAACCAAGATCCTTCAAGAACCCACGGTACTGCGCATCCTTTGCTGACTTCTTAGCGCCAGCGGTAATGAACAGAGCCTTGTCCACCCCATTCGCGAACATAGGTTGGAATTGTGCCGTGCCAAAACCAAACATTGGCTTTGCCCCAGCCAAGTTTTTTGGAAGGCCAAAAGCAGGAAGTTCTGCAACAGGTGTCGGCGCAGGCGTGGGGGCCGGAGCAACAGGAGCTGGAGCTTCCGGAACGGTTGGTTCAACAGGAGCTGGGGTAGGAGCGGGCGCAGCCGGAGCTTCCGGAGCGGTAGGCTCAACAGGAGCCGGAGCGGCCGGAGCAGCGGGTTCCTCTGGAACCGTCGGAGCAAGCGGCTCACCTTCTGGAACCTGTGGCTCTTCGCCAACTGGAACGGGACCGGGTTCCGGTGTCGGAGCAGCTTCCGGGGCCGGAGGTGTTTCAACAACAGGCTCTTGTGCGGGAGCAGCGGCCGGAGTTTCTTGACGACCCAGCACAACATTGCTGACTCCGGTCACCGGACCGCCGACAATGGCCCCACGGATCGAGCTGTCGAGAATCTCTTTCCAGTTCTGCGACGTGAAGAACTCTTTGTTCTGATCGACAAAGGAAATGGCCGCTTGGTTAACGGCTTCCTGCATGCCTTCAGTGAGGCCTTCCTTTGCCGCGCCTTCCGCAAAGCCAAGACCAAGACGTTTCTTGATGGAGCCAACAAGAGCGTCCTTTGCCGGACCCGACATCTTTCCGATGACGGAGGCGGGCAGGATGGATTCGAGAGCGGCGTTGATACCGCCAGCAACAAGAGATGCGCCGATCTCTTCTTTGCCTGTCTCTTTCAAAATCGAGGCGTAGGCTTCCGGAACGGTCTGCGCAGCGGAGCCCGCGGCCGTGGCTAGAGTCGTAGCCGCAGCGCGACCAGCAAGAGACAACCCGCGAGAAGCAACAGCACCAGCACCACCTGTGAGAAGACCGGGGACAATGGATGGCAGACCTTCGCCAAACGCCTCTGCGCCATAACGCAAAGCGGAAACCGGACCAGTGATGTCCTCGTAAGACTGAAATTCGCGCGGATATTTCTTGGCAATATCCAGTTCACTTTGAGCGGCTTCGCGAAGCTGACGATCAGCAAACGACCCGGCTGCACCAGCCACGCCCTCAGCACCGAGAGATTCGGCAGCGCGTTGGACGCCACGCCCAGCAAGAGCCGGGAGGTAGTCGCCAAGCAAAACCTTCGTCTGTTCTACGCCACGCCCAAAGCCTTGCGTAAACAACTGGCCAATGCCGCGTTCGGGCTTCGGCTTGTTTTCTTCAAGGAACTTTGGATAGAGGTCAGTCGCCACGTAAGAAATGGCCTGATCAACCGTCGCACCCTCTGGAGCGTCAACTCGGAAAACCTGACCATTTGGAGCGGTGACGTTAAAAGTAGGCATTCTCTGACACCCCAAAGGAAAACATTATTTTGCGGGAGGAGTCACTACTGTACCAGAGAAACCGGGAAAAGCTTCCTTCCCTGCTGCGCCCATACCAATAATTCCCCTTCTTGCATAATCTGCAAGGTCTTTGAGTTCTTGCTGGGAATAGAACTGCGCGGACATCGGGTTATTGATAATGGCCGCAGCGAGTTTCGGACCCTCTTTGGACTGAGTGGCGTTGAAGCCTTTGGAAACCGCAGCCGAATAGCTTTCTTTCGGATCGCCGGGCTTGTAGCCGCCGAGAATCGCATAGGTCCGGATTGCTTCCGGATCCCTGTCGTACTGCATCTTGGCAATGTCAAGTTGCAACTGCTCACGACGGCGCAGGGACTCGTCCTCGCGACGAGCGCGTTCCATTGAAGCAAAGGCTGCAATACCAGCTTGACCGCCAGCGCCGATGTTGCTGATAGCATTCGGACTGCGGCCCGCGGCCATAGCAAAGCCAGCCTGCATCAAAGCAAGCAACATGTTCTCGCGGCGCTCGGCAGAGGTTCGAGCAGCCTCCGTGGCCCTACGGTCAGCCTTGATGTCATCAAGGTTTGTTTTAACAGAGGTGTCTTCAAGCTTACGTTCAGCGGGAGACGTTGGCATACGGGGTTCTTGTGCACGGTCGTTTTCAAGCATCCGGGCAACATCAAGGGAAGCAACACCGCGACGAGGAGCCGCTACGGCATCCATGCTTCGGGTAAAGGTTGAGCCTATTCTAGCGCCTTCGGCTTCGAGTTTCCTTTCAGCCGCCGCACGTTCTTCCGCTCGCGCCTTAAGTTGTTCTGGTGTCAGTGGACGGAAATAATCTCCGGCCGTAGATCCCGGAGATCCTTTGCGATAATCTTCAAGGGCGGTCTGTTGTTCCTGCAAGGCGTTTTGACGAGCTTCCCTTATGCGAGCAAAGTCCTCTGCGTTTTTCCGGACTCGTTCCTCTGTCGGAAGAGAAGGGAGGACAGATTCGACGTCTCTGCGGAATTGGCTTTTTGGAGCCGGATAACGGGCAAGAGCGTCCGCGTCATCAATAGCCTGACGACGCTGGGCGTTAAGCATACGATAACGGTCGGCCTCGGCCGCATAGCGAGCCTGTTCCGGAGCATAGCGAGCCCGCTGTTCTTCAAGACGGGCTTCCGCACGAAGACGTTCTGCTTCAGCGGCGGCTTCTCTCGCAGGACGATCCGCCTCAAACTGAGCGGGGTCTGTACGCTCCGCATAAGACGGGGGGTTTTGATACTGACGGTTGCGAAAATCGTATTGAGCAACAAGAGGTGTAGCAAAACCGCCTTCTTGGAACGACTGAACAGGCTGCTGTTCTTGCTGAAGCATCTGCGTCGGCATGCCGAGCGACACCGTCGGCTGGAACATGCTCTTCAGTGCTTTGGCGTTCTGATCCGGCGTGGTGACGGAATCGATACCAAGACCGACAGACGGCGCGACAGACGTCTGCTTCTGGAACATCGAGCGTTGAAGGACGGGATCGTTGGCCATGTTTTACTTCGCAAGATTGTAGGCGGCGAGTCCGGCTGTGCCGAGACCAGCGACCTGTGAAACGAGAGACGGCGACGGAGCAGTTGTCTGGCTGATCGTCTGTTGCGACGACGGTGCGCCCTTGTAGATGTCGGACACAAACGAGATGCGCTGGAACGGCTCGTAGGCCTGCTGGATAGCCGACTGCCGAGCAGCATCCAGTTCCTTCTGACGGTTGGCCTGTTGCTGCGCGCCAATGTTGTACAGGAACGAGACGTCGCCCTGCTGAAGACCTGATTGCAATTGACCAAGGGCCGCGGTCTGCTGACCAAGTGTGCCGATACCAGCAGCACTAGCCTGCTGCAATTGACCCGCCTGCGTTGCGCCCTGCAACCCAAGCTGTCCCGCACCAAGCGCAAGGTTACCCGCCGACTGAGCACGTGCCTGTTGGTTGGCAAAGGCGTTCATTGCAGCGTTCTGCGCTTGGCTGTAGTTGGCGAAGTAATCTTCCAAGATGCGCTTGGATTGGACGTCGGCAAGATTACGTCCGAGCTCGGCCCGTTGAACCCCTTCGCGACTGCCACCGAAAGCCCCGGCCTTTACAGCCTGCGCCGACAAAGCTTGCTGCTGGATTTGAGCCTGACGGCCCATCTCCTCAACAGCCCGTTGTGTGACCGCCTCTTGGTAGGGGTTCATATAGGAAATAGCAGCGAGTGGATTGTAGGCTTGCGCACCAGCCGCACCAAAAGAGGCAGCAAGGTTACCATACCCCCCAGCAGTCTGCATTCCGGCCATGCCGTATTGAGGAAGCCCGCCATAGCCTTCCGCTGCCTTGGTAAACGCCTGACCCGCTGCCTGCATATAGGGGGCGTAAGAACCGATACCTGTGCCAGACAATTCAAGTGCACGAATCTGCTGAGGAGTCATCTCAGCCGCGCGCATAACTGGCAATTCAACAGGGATTTCAGCCCGCTCTTTGGCAAGCTTCAGAAGACCAAGCTTATAGGCTTCGATCTCTGGGGCTTCGCGGACTATCTGTTCTTGGACTGTAGTCTCGGCCATGGTTACGCCATCCGTTCAAATTTATGCATGAGCTCGTACATCTTACGAGCACCCTTCATGCGGTCGCCTTTGCCCGCGCCGCGGACGGCTTTGGCTGTCATCACAAACTCACCGTCGCTGAGACGGGCTGGGATCGAATCACTGGTCCCGGACCCCGGACCGTGGATCGCGCCACCAGC